GCGGCAACACTGGTGCGGTTTCTGCGTCTGTTGGTATCACCACAGGCAACGCAATCGCCATCTTCGACGGCATCTACAACCAAATCCCACAGGCCATCTTGACCAAGACTGACCTCGTAATCTTCTGCGGTTGGGACAACTTCCGTACGTTGCTTGGTGCGTTCAAATCAACCGCTAACGTCCTGTACAACCAAGTTGACTTGGCTGGCCTTGCGGATGGCGACATTATGTATCCCGGAACAAACGTCCGTGTTATTGCAGTCCCCGGCTTGACTGGAACAAACCGCATCGTTTCTTCGTACCTCGGTAACTTCTTCTACGGAACCGACTTGTTGTCCGACGAAGAGCAGTTCTCGATTTGGTTCAGCAAAGACAACGATGAAGTACGCTTCCAAGCAGCCTTCAAAGCAGGTGTCCAAATCGCTTACCCCGACTTGGTTGTTGACTTCCGCTTGACCTAATGTGTAGGGGGGAGGGAAACCTCCCCCTGCTTTTTGTTCTCTTGAAACTTAAAACCCAAACACACATATGTCCTGCTCCTTAACAACTGGCTACGCCCTCGGCTGCCGTGATTCCGTAGGTGGAATCAAAACAATTTATGTCCAATCCTTCATCCCAACGGGGTCCTGCAATGCCAACCTTTCAGGTGCGGTTACAGGCTTCACGGGGTACGCTTCGGGTGGGTTCTTCGAATATGACTTGACCAAGGCCACTTCGTCTTTGACTGAAACCTTGAACGCAAGCATTGAGAACGGTTCAATCTACTACACCCCCGAAGTAACCTTCACCATCAACAAACTGCAAGTCGCAGTCCGCAACGAACTCCGCTTGCTGGTACGCAACCGAGTCATCGTGATTGTCCAAGACAACAACAACCGCTACTGGTTGTTAGGCTCTGCCAACGGCTTGGAAGCAACCGCTGGAACCGCTGGAACTGGTACTGCCTTCGGGGATAGAAGTGGCTACGAGTTGACGCTTACCGGGATGGAACCCGACCCGATGTTCGTAATTGCATCCACAGTCTTTTCACCATCGACTGCACAGATACTCGGCTCGTAGTATCTTTGACTTAGGTTTTCATCACTGAGGTTTGGGAGGGCAGTCAGCAATGGCTGCCCTTCTTATTTTTACGGCCATGAAGATTTGTATCGTTTACAACGCCCATCCAACCGGGTGCAGTTACTATCGGTTAGAAATGCCGAACGCATACCTTGGCGACAATTATCCGGAGTTTGATTACGTCTGCGTGGAGAACATCACCACGATTAGCGACGAAGGGTTGAAATCTATTGACCTGTTTCTGTTCAGCCGGCTTTGGTGTCAGGGAACGATGGAGCAGGTGGAGAATGTCTACAAAGCCCTGACCCAATTCGGGGCCAAAGTCATCCTTGACTTGGACGACTACTGGGTCCTTGAAAGCGGCCACATCATGTACCGCCACTATCACCAAACCAAACTCGCAGAGGTCATCCGTAAGCACATCAAATTGGCTGATTGGGTTACCTGTACCACCGAGCATCTTGCTGCTCGCATACGGCCTTTAAACGCCAATGTGAGCATCTTGCAGAATGAACCCTACGAAGCCTACCAACAATTCATCCCGAATCCTGACGAAGAACCCGACAAGCACCTCGTGAAGTTCGGTTGGTTCGGAGGTGCGCAGCATGGCGAGGACATGGAGTTGCTTAGGGAAGGGATGCAGAAGTTACGCTGGGACGCAAACTTGGATGGCAAGTACCGCCTCTATCTTGGAGGGTGGAACGACAACAACCCCGTTTACGAGGGCTACGAGAAAATCATAAGCGACCAAGGGAACAACCCGAACTACGGACGCATTCAGGCTGCTGACATCTACTCCTACGTCGGGGGCTACAACTTCGTGAATGTAACCCTTGCACCATTGAGGGATACCAAGTTCAACAAACTGAAATCCGAGTTGAAGGTGGTGGAGGCAGGGTGGATGAACAAGGCTATCATTGCAAGCGAAACAATCCCCTACTCCGACGTAATCAAGCACGGAGAGAACGGATTTCTCGTGCCTTACAACAAGCCCAAGGACTGGTACAAGTACATCAAGCAGTTGATTCTTGACCCCGACCTTCGCAAAGGCTTGGCTGACAACCTTACACGGGACATTAAAAAGCAGTTCAATGTGGCAGAAACCGCCAAGAAGCGAGCCGAACTATACAGGCAGATTGGGCGCAAATTGTGAAATTCGGGGGCATCGCACATTTACAAGCAGATGCTTTACCTGAACCCTGACACGACCAACACGATAACCGTTACTTGGACCGAGCGTTCCAGCGCGGGGAATCGCTACATCTTGCGACTTACGAGCATCGCAAAGAACACGACGACCGATTTCACCCTGCTGAAATCCGCAAACCTGTCATCTTATACCAACCGCTATGACCAATTTTCGCTTACCGTGGGGTCGCTTGAAACAGGCTCGTATAAATATGAAGTTTACGATACCAATAGCACGGTTGCCGCTGCTTTGGCGGTCGTTGAAACGGGCTTGGCTTTTCTACAAACCGCAACGGTAGGCTTCAATACCTACGCCAATTCCATCCAGTACACCGTCTTCGGGGCATCCGATGAGGGTGTCTTTGATTCCACCTTTGACTCAACTTTTGCCTAATGAGCGTACAAACAAGAAGCGAACTACAAGATAGTGCTGCTACCATTACCAACGAAACCGCTGCCGGGGCGAACACCGCATCCCGTGTGGGTGGCTTGTTCGACGACCTCGCAGACACCGCAACGCTTGACCGGGAACGGGGCTTTGCGAACCTTTACCTTGACGAACCCAAGAACTTTACCCCGACGCAAGGGCAGGCCGTTAAGTTGACAACCCCGCTCAAAAACGGTTTACTGTCAACCTACAATTTCACAAGAACCACCACCGCCATCACCTACACAGGCACAACGAGTGCAGCCCTTCGCATTGCTACGTCTATGGTCTTTGCACAGGGCAACAACAACCAAATCAAGGTTTACATCGCCAAGAACGGTACACCGATAGACCAGTCAATGACTGACATCACAACGAGCCACACGAACGGCCATGCGGTTTTTACGGAAACCGTCTTGCAAGGTGCGGTCAACGATGAGTTCACCATCTACATCAATGCCGTAAGCGATGGTGGAAGTATCGCAATTTCAGCCCTTTCATTCACAGTTCACACCCTATGAGCAAGTCAACGCAGCACTTCACCCAATGGCTTGGGATAGAGCATAAGGTCCCCGTGATGCTGGAGAACAGGTCCGGCAAATACATCACCTACGGCTTTGCCAACGAATACCCCTACTACCTGCTGGACAATTATCGCAGGAGCAGCAAGCACAACGCTATCGTGAATGGGAAAGTGAACTACATCATGGGCGGTGGATGGCAGGCAGGGGATGACTTGACCGTGGAGCAAGAGGCCCGGTTCATCAAGTTTTTTGACGGAATGTCCAGCACCGAGGACCTAAACGATATCACGGAGAAACTGGTCCTTGACTTGGAACTATTCAACGGCTTTGCGGTTGCGGTTACTTGGTCCAAGTTGGGAACGATTGCCAAGATGGAGCATATCCCGTTCGAGAAGATTCGGGTTGACAAAGAGGAGAAGATGTTTCAGGTGGCGGACTGGTACAACGACGACATGATGCAGTTGTTCCCAAAGGTCGGGGACATCGAGAAAATCCCTGCATTCGACCCGGAGAATCGCCTCGGAAAGCAGTTGTTTTACTATCGTGTCTACGCAGCAGGCGTGAAGCACTATCCTCTCCCGGAATACATCGGGGGGAACGCTTGGATTGAGGCAGACGTGCAGGTGGCGAACTTCCACAACAACAACCTCCGCAACAACTTTTGGGGCGGTTACTTGATTAATTTCAACAACGGCATCCCGACCCCCGAAGAACAGGGCGACATCGAGCGTCAAATCAAGCGTAAGTTTTCGGGAACGGACAACGCTGGTCGCTTCGTTGTAACCTTCAACGATGAAGCAGCGAATGCCCCGACACTTGAACCGCTCACTCCGTCCGATATGGATAAACAGTTCGAGGTATTAAACAAATCAATCCAGCAAGAGATATTTATCGCCCACCGTGTAACCAACCCCATGCTTTTCGGGGTGAAGACCGAAGGCCAATTGGGTGGACGCAACGAATTGGTCGAGGCCTACGAACTATTCAAAGCCACCTACGTCAACGACCGGGTCCGCAAAGTGGAGCGGATGATTAACTACCTCGGCTCGTTCAACGGAGTCGAAGGGATGGAACTTATCCCTGTAGAACCCATTACCGAGCGACTAAGCGAACAAGCCCTGTTGCAGATAATGACCCAAGACGAACTGCGTGAGAAAGCAGGTCTGCAACCCTTGGAGAAACCTGCCGACGTTGTGGGACCTAACCCCCAACCCGATGAGCAACCGCAAGCCGTGGAAGCCTTGCAGAGCAACGACAACATCAAGAAATTATCGGGCCGTGAGTATCAAAACCTGATGCGAATCGTCAGGCAGTATATGCAGGACAAAATCACCTTGGAGATGGCTCGGACGATGCTATCAGCCGGCTTCGGCTTGTCAGCCCAAGAGATTGACACGATGCTGGGCGTTCAGTCCCAAGAGTTCAGCGAACCGACTTGGGGCCAAGAAGACGACGAAGATTACGGATGGGGCGAGGAAGAATTTAAGGTCTTGGAAGTGGTTGCAAGCAAGTTCGGATGCCATGCAGACGACTACCATGTCATGCACTCCAAGCCAATGCGTTTTGACACCAACATCGACGAAAACATCCGCTTGGCCTTTGCCGAACTGGGCGAGGAAGAGATTGAACTTGACAAGAAGATTGAAGCCTACCGCAAAAAGAACCGGGATGCAAGCGTTGAAGAAATGGCAAAGGAGTTCGGAGTCAGCAAAGCCAAGGTCGCCAAGCGTGTCGCCTACCTAATCACCAAGGACCGCTATCCTATCAGCCGGGCGGTGGACAAGATTGCCGAGCAGAACCTTCCCAAGAACGTCAAGGAAGTTGCCGAGCCGGTCTTGGAAGTCCGCTACAAGTACGCATGGGCCACGGGTTTCAGCAACAAGGACAAGCGGTCAAGCCGTGAGTTCTGCAAGGTCATGTTGGACTTGGCCGGGCAGGGCAAGGTTTACACCCGTGAGGACATCGACGGGATTTCTGCGATAATGGGCTACTCCGTTTGGAATCGCAGAGGCGGTTGGTATCACACGCCCAGCGGAGTGAACAGGCCCCAATGTCGCCATGTATGGGAGCAGCAGTTGGTAATCCGTAAAGGCAATAAAATCAGCAAGGCATGAAGGCACTATTCATAAGCGAAGAAACGCTGCTCGACAACTCAATCATAAACGAGAACGTATCCTACACCCAGATACGTCCTACGGTTGTCAAGGTCCAAGAGATGCGGATTCAGCCCATCGTTGGCTCTGCGTTGTACGGGGAACTCGTTACGCAGGTGGTCAGCGGTTCAACGTCTGCACTCAACCAAACGCTGCTGGAGGATTACATCCAGCCGGCTATGATTCAATGGCTTTACTACGAGTTGCCGATGGTCCTTGCGTTCAAATACATGAACAAGGGGATGGTTCGCAGAACGAGCGAAGAATCAAGCCAAATGAGCATGGAAGAAATCACCCGGCTGACCGATAAAGTGAAGAACGATGCCGAGTGGTATTCCGAACGCATTACCCGCTACCTGATGGAGAACCGCAATTCCTATCCGCTCTGGAACTCGCCTCCTTCTGCTTTGGATACCATCTACCCGAACGCTACGAACTACCGAACCGGGATGGTCTTGGACCGCAACAGGAGGATGGGAATCAGCAACTTGGACTACCCCTACCCTTACGGACAATTTGGGGCTTGTAATGACTGCTAACGATGGGCGCACATAAAAAAAACATACTGAAACTGCAGACTTATGTCATGGATAAAAATCAAGCAAGCCCTGCTGGACCTTGCAAATGCTCATCCTCAGGTCAACTCCTTCGGGACGGGCGACCCTCTTGCGGTAGGCACGGACAACACCATCAACCTGCGAACCCCAAGCCGTGAGCGTATCGTCTATCCGCTTGTGTTTGCGGACGTTCAGTCTGCAAGTACTGACGCTGGTACTTTGGACCTTGTGGTCGGTGTCTATTTTAGCGACCGGGTGGAGTCCATCAAGCCGATGGGTGGAGTGGTTTCGGGCAGCCCTACGCTGGGTTGGCAGGACAATGAGGACGAGGTCCTAAGCGACCAACTGCAGGTAGCACAGGACTTCATATCAGCCCTCACAAACGACCCGAACGAGGACTGGACCCTATCGTCAAGCGTATCGCTTACCCGCTTCGTAGAGAGCCGGGACGACCGCACGGCAGGGTGGCAGGCGACGATGACCTTTGAAATCCCTTACGGCCATTCGGTTTGTGAAATTCCAGTCTAATCTACATTTACAATTAAACGCTAAAAAATGCCTACACCCATATTGCAACAAATGCTCGGACAGGGCGGTACGATGGAGTTTATCAATGGAACCGTTACTGGAAAGAACTACGACTTCCTTGTAGTCAACACCGCTGCGACCTTCACAACTTTAACAGGAACTGGAAGCGAGAACCTGCTAACCGCTTACAACTTTTCGGGGGCCTCTATTTCCGCTGGCATCGTGATAAGCGGTCGCAACGGTGGCAAGATTACTGCGGTAACTCCAAGCGTCGGTTCGGTTATCGGTTTCACATTCCTGTAAGCAATGCTGATAGGTTACGGCTACGGCTATCCAACAAACCAACTGCTTGGCGGTGGCAATCCTTTTTGGCTTGCTTTCAACCAACGTGCAGACGCTGACGGGGCTTTGCCTGCCGAGGCTGCGGTCAATGGTTGCCTCCAAACCCGATTCCTTAACTCCTTCCAATCCTACGCTTTCTTCGTCTTTTATTCTAACTCTTGGCAGCCGTTCATGCAACGGGCGAATACCGACTCGGCTGACGCTGCGGAGGTCGCCTTCATCAACTGCCTCGAAGTCCGAATGTACAATCTCTTAAACGCATAGCAGATGCCTGCAAGCCCATCACTACTTATTGTCCCTGCCCGCTTTAAGACGGGGAAACTCTACACCCAAATCGCTACGACTTCGGCTGGGGTTGTTCTCGGTTCATCGGGGGACTTTAACGTAACCCGTGCGACTACTGCGACCCGATTCAATTCGGCTGGCTTGATTGAGAGCGTTGCAAGCGGTGTGCCTCGCTTGGATTACTTTACGAGCGGTGGAACGGCTGGCTGCCCTGCGTTGCTCGTGGAGCCGAGTGCTGCCAACGGAATCCTTAACTCGGAGGATACTGCAACAAATTGGGTTTTGGGCGCAAGCCTGTCGGGAACTTATGAGAACGTTATTGGTGTGAGCGGTAACAACTTGACCGTGGCGGTAAGTGGTTCGAGCATTGGCGTAGATGGTGGTGTTTTGCGAAGGACTCCCAATAACGTAGCCCTCGCAAGTGGCAGCACCTACACGATTTCATTTTTATTAAAGAAAACAGGGTCACACACGATTGGCGGATATTATGCAGTCATAACTGGCGGAGCAGCAGGCGACCTTGGAGGAGTATTTGATGTAAGCGGTTCTTTTAGCAGCGGTCAACTTTTTGTTTATACAGGCGCAACAAACCGAATACGCAGGGTTGAACAATGGGGAACGGATGTTTATCGCTGCTCCGAAACCTTCACGATGACGGCAAGTGGAACGCTGACTCAATTAGGATTAGCACCAACTGCTGCAGTGAACACTGGAGCGCATCCAGCAGTCGGTCTTGGCATCGCCTTCGCTGCACCGCAAATCGAACTCGGTGAAATACCGACATCGTTCATCCCCACAACCACCGCAGCGGTAACTCGCAACGCAGACGTGATAAACCTATCAGGTGCAGTCAGCGGATGCATCGGGCAGACCGAGGGGACGATTTACACGGAGTTTGAATACAAGACCAACGCATCGGAAAGGCGGTTGATTGCTTTAAGCAATGGTACGACTTCGGACAGGATTATGGTTTGGTCATTAAGCAATGTTTTATACGCACAAGTTGAGGGTAACTCAATAATATTGGCAAACCCGATAACGGAAGGTTATCATAAGTTGGCTTTCGCTTATCAGCAAAACGGAGTGAGCGGTACTTTGTTCGCAAGTTTGGATGGAGGCGCAGTAGTATCAGGAACAAGTGCGGATTTCCCTGCATCTTTGACCGACATAAACATCGGGAAAACCGAGGCAACCGCAACATCTAATTTCTTTTGGAATGCCCGCATCCGCTCTGCTGCCCTCTACACCGCTCGCTTAACCAACGCTGAACTCGCTGCCCTTACAACCCTCTAACAATGGCCTGTTTCCGTAAACTCTCGTTCCCATCTGCAAGCATCGCAGACCAAGTCCTCGCCAAATTGGACCCAATGGATAGCGTTGTAATCCTCGGCCACCTTTGCGAGCAAGCCGACAAGGAAGGCAACTGCGTCAAGGTACGCAAGGAGTTCAGCGTTGACGTGCTATTCCACGCAGACGAACCGAGCGAACTCGCAGCCGCCTACGTCATTTGGCCTCGCCCTTGCGGAGTCCACGCCTTTGCAGGTTGGGAGGCACAATACGAAGCAGACTACAACGCCAACAAACCCAAGAGCAAATGAGATTATTCCGCAAACGCAATCCCGAAACCCCAAAACTCCCTTTTATGAAATCAGCAGTCATCGCACTACTTCGCCACCTTCTCACATTCATCGGTGGAACCCTTGTCGCCAAAGGCATCATCGATGCAGCCACTCTCACCGAAATCATCGGTTCCGTATTGACCTTGCTTTCAGTAGGTTGGATGGCCTTGGATAAAACAAAGGGTAAGGAGTGAACCTAATCGAAACCACCATCGTCGGGAGCGTTGCAGCAATCGTCGGTGGAGCGGTCGCTTGGTTTACCAAGGGCCGTGTCGAATCGGACTCCCTGCAAGTCAGGCAAGCCCAAGCGGTCCTCGCTATGTGGCAGGCTACCAGCGAGTCACAAAACAAGGAATTAACACAACTTCGTAATGAGGTCGTAAGTTTGCGTCAGCGGTTAGAGGAAATGGAACACACCATCCACTCCCTCCAAGCCGAGAATGCCAAACTTAAAAACCTCGTATGAAAGTAACCAAGCATTCCAAAAACGTCCACGCCATCGAGTGCGGACGGACCCAAGAATTTCTTCTGCTCTCCGACCTGCACTGGGACAACCCCAAGTGCGACGGGGCCTTGTTAACCAACCACCTCGAAGAAGCAAGACGCAGGGGTGCGAAAGTCCTCGTAAATGGGGACTTTTTTTGTTTGATGCAAGGCAAGGGCGACCCTCGCAGGAGCAAGGACGACATCCGACCCGAACACAACAACGGGCGATACCTTGACTCCATCGTTGACACGGCAGTCGAATGGTTCCGACCCTATGCCGACCTCCTGCTGGTCCTTGGCTACGGCAACCACGAAACGAGCATCATCCAACACCAAGAAACGGATATCCTCCTTCGCTTTGCCACAATCCTCAACCACACCTGCAAGACCGACATTCAAGTCGGGGGCTATGGCGGGGTGCTTGACTTCAAGATGATTTACGACCCGGACCATCGCTGCAACTTCATTATGCACTACTATCACGGCTCCGGGGGTGGTGGACCCGTAACCAAGGGAGTCATCCAAGACCAACGCATCCTTGCGAGCATTGAAGGCTACGACTGCACTTGGCAGGGCCACGTTCACGAACTATACTATCACCAAAACATCGTCAACCGCTATGTGCGTACGACTCACCAAATCTTGCAGAAACCTGTTCACCAAGTCCGCACGGCAACGTACAAAGAAGAATGGGCCGACGGGTACATGGGCTTTCACGTTGAGCGTGGAAGAGGCCCGAAGCCTTTGGGCGGATATTGGATGACCCTCGAAGCAGGCAGGTTTGTAGGCAAGGACCGAAGAGGTCCCGAATTACAAGTCTTTGCTTCCTTCGCCCCCTGCGACAGGTTCTACACCGCTGGCAGTTAGGTACAGGTAGCCGTACTCTTTTTCAGCGTTGAACTGGGGACAGGCCTTCGTAACGCCCGGAAAGTCCCTGTGTCCGCATATCCTTGCGGTAGGGTACTTTTTAAGCCAATCAAGCAACACCACGGCAATCGCTTGACGCTGGCCGATAGAACGGTCATCTTTGTCTTTGCCTCCGATATAACTCACGTGGAGGCTCGTAGCGTTATGCCCCTGCACCCCGTTGGTGATGGCACTATCAGGAGCCAAGACCGTTACGTTCCCGGTTGAATCAATTATCCGATGGTAGCCGACCGACTTCCATCCGAGGGCCTCCTTCCAATGCTTGCGGATGCTGGCGATGGTCGTATGCTTCGGGGTAGCCGTACAATGGACGACGAGGTGGGTGATGGTTCTCATTCTTCGGGGTTTAGTTTGTGAAAATAGTTGACCGCAACAGGGTCGGCAACATCGGGACCGCTGGATAGGTGGACCTCCTTGGTTCCCTGCCATTGAGCCATGGCCGGGTCGTAGCCTAACAACTCGCAGGCTTTCCGGTATTCGAGCAGGAGGGCGTGGTTTCCTTCCAAATCAGCGTTGTCGATGGCTATCATCAGCCGTTCCAAGGCGTTTGTCAGGGCCTTGGCAGGTCGGAGGGAGTGGTATTCGGGCATGGGTTAGGTTTGTACAAATGTAGATAAATCCCCCCAAATCGCAATAAAACGGGGGATGAATAATTTTTTTGCTACGAGGCGGCGCAAATTAGAAAAAGTTGCTTTATTATTGTGTTACTAACCAACCACTAAACCTCAAAACCATGATTAACAACACACTCCCCCAAAACGTTCGTGAATTTCACCTTGACCTTTGCGATGTTGAATCCACGGCAGATGCTTTCGCTTATGCGCTTAAAATGATGCGCTCTTTGAAGCAGGGCTGCATTAGTAACGAACAGTATGATTTGCTTGCTGGCAGTTTGCAGTTGCATTGCCAACGTGAAGATATTAGAACTAAAAACGAACTTGCCTCATTGTTCTAACCAACCGAGGGGTGCGACTCGCCAACGCACATTCTTTAAACCTCAAACCTCAAACCCATGAACCACGAAACCCAAGCCAAACTCAAAGCAGCCCTCGCAACGGGCTACATCCTGCTGACCGCCTGCCTCGGCATCGCCTTCTTCAGCAGATTCATCTTCGCACTCATCACCAACTAAACCTCAAAACCATGCACAAATTCAAGACCACCAACATCAAAGGCAAGGACTACGTTGAAGTCAACCAACGCCTCCTGTACTTTCGCAACGAACCGGCCTACGCTGGCTGGTCGTTGGAATCCGAACTCATTGACCTGCAACCCGACCGCTGCTGCGTCCGTGCAGTTGTCCGGGACAACGAAGGCCGCATCCGTGCTACGGGCCACGCCTCCGAGGACCGGACTTCCAGTATGATCAACAAGACCTCCTACGTCGAGAACTGCGAAACCTCCGCTTGGGGCCGTGCCTTGGCCTGTATCGGTATCGGTATTGAAACAAGCATCGCATCGTCCAACGAGGTGCAGATGGCTATCGCCCAGCAGAACCTTGGGGACCTCAACGACAAACTCGGACTGGTCCCTTCCTACGACGAACTAACCACCGCAACGCTAAAGGCCGACTTCCTCGCATTGCTTGACAAACTCCCAAAGGAGCAACAGGCGAAGTTTATGAAGGACATCGACCACATGACCCCTGCACGATTTGAGAAAGGCATCCAATTCATCCAAAACCAACTTGCAAAGCCATGAACCTACTTGAAAAAATAAATGCCGAGCAGTTTAAGAAACTACTTGAGTACAAAGAGAAAAACCCAAGAGAAGGAGAAGCCCTCGTTAAATTGTTGATTCAAAACGACTACGTCAGTCAATTAAAGATTTGCGATGCAGTTGACCTTTGTGTTGTATTGAATTGCGCTGACCTTAATGCTTTTGGCTTTCTTTTCGATTCTTTCAAATCCAAGCCATGACCTACCCAACCCTCATCACCATCCCCAAGAGCGACATCTGCAAGGCAGAAATCGCCCAAATCGCCCAGCAACTGACCGACCGAATCAATGACGGAGAGGTCAACCCCATCGAGGCCCACATCAAACTGAAGGCCATCGTCAAGGCTTTGGAAGCCACCATCAAGGCCACCGAGCAGACCGTAGCCGACGAAGCCTCCAAGCACGGCAAGACCTTCCAAGCCTTTGGTGCAGAGATAACCCTCAAGGAAGGGAGCCTGACCCCGAACTACGAGGAAGACGAAGTGTATGCCGACCTCAAAGCCCAACTCAAAGCGAGGGAGGAAGTGCTGAAGATGGCGTTCAGGCAAGCAGGCAAGACCGCTATCTTTGACGAATCCACGGGCGAGCAGGTTCCAGTATGTTCAGCCAAGGCCACCAAAGCGTCCATAGCCGTATCTTTTAAATAACCACAAAATGGAACTATACAATTTTGATAATCAAATCGCATATTGCGAAGCCATGGGCCTTTCTAAATGTTTTGAGGCTTATGCAAAAAACTGCTCATCCGAGGAAATTATGCTAATCGGATTTAACAAAAATAGCGGTAATGTTTATATTGCCCTTGAAAACGGGGTTACAATTTGCAGTATGCTTGGCCGTGATGTCAGTTACATTTGTCATAGCAATGAGGACGAAGAATTGTTTTTTGCGTCTTACGAGGAAACATTAAATTGTTTGCAACAATGAAAAGAGTCGTCAACACCATCAAGGCTTTGCGGTTATTGTCGCAGAAGCCTCTAAGGGCCTCTCAGTTGCAAGATATTCTTGGAACGAGCAAAGGGGCCACCTACCGAATCATAAGGGATTTACGGGCCTCAGGAGAGGTCGTAGAGAAAACCCTTTGCACTTACTCAATTAAACCCAAAAACCAAAACCAAGAATCATGAGTTACACCCCCCAACCCAACACCTTCACCCTCTTCGTCAATGATAAGGGCGACAACCCGAAACGCCCGGATTACCGAGGCGATGCGGTCCTTCCTGACGGGACCAAGATGAAACTCTCCTGCTGGCTCAAAGAAGCAGCCAACGGAAAGAAGTTTTTGTCAGGTAAAATGGAGCCGATGCAAGAGCAAGAAAATTCACAAAAACAAGGCTCGGACCTGCCGTTTTAGTGTAAATTTGCAGGCGTACTACATTTACAATTAAACGCATCCGCTTGAATTCCGGCCAAGCAGGTGTTAGATAAAAGGGTTCCTCCACTTAACCCTGCCCTCAACTGCCGGAATCAGTTGGGGGCTTTTTTTTTACCATGGAAAATAGTTGGTACAAACACTCCCCAAGCGATTGGCTCGCAGGTCGAATCAGTCGCAAATCCTTTGAAGTCCAAGGGGCCTTCATCCACATTTGTCAACTCTACTGGGTCAAGCACGGGCAGTTTACCGCCCATCAAGCAAGCCTTGAGATAGGCAAAGACCTCCTTGAAAAACTGATTGAGTCCGAAATAATCAAGACCGAAGGCGAAGAAATCCGCATCGACTTCCTTGATTTGCAGATGGAGGACCTGAACAGATTAAGCGAAAGAAGGAGGGAGGCAGGTCGTAAAGGAGGCGAAGTAAAGGTCCAAGCAAGTGTTAAGCAAACGGAAGCAAGTGCTAAGCAAACCGAAGCAAGTGCTAAGCAAAACCAAGCAAGTGCTAAGCAAACGGAAGCAGATAAGATAAGATTAGATAAGATAAGAGAAGAAGAGATAACAAACAAAGAAGAGATAAAGAACACTTGTGCAATCTTTGACCAATTCTGGGCTATCTATCCACGCAAGACCGGGAAGCAGGCAGCGTCAAAGTCCTTTGCAAAGTTGTCCAATTCCGACCAACAGGAAGCCATCAACAACATCTCAAGGCTCTACTCTCAAACCCCCGTGCAGTTTGTCCCTCATGCCGCCACCTACCTCAACGGCAAACGCTGGGAGGACCAAGCCATCCAACGAACACCTAACTTCGCCCACTCAAACCTAACCTCCGATGATAAACAACTACCAATCTTCCGCTGAACGAAAGTTACTCGGCTGCCTTATGGACAAGTTCGTAAACCGAACCATCCTTCTAACCCAAATCCCGGAACGCCTATTCACAGGCAACAACGTCCTCCTGTACCGGGCTATCGAGTCCCTCCACAAAGCAGAGCGAGAGATTGACATCGTAACCGTGTACAAGTACCTTGCCGACCAAGGCCAAGCCCATGTCCTGCTCGAAGGTATCGACCCAGACGCAGGGATGGTTAGCAACTGGAAGACCTACGCATCCGACCTGCACGACCTTTGGAAAGAAAGGGAGGAAGCGAGGATTATGGAAGAACTGGCCCATGACCGAGACATCCCCAAAGCCTTCCAACGCTATCAATCCATCCAAGCCGTTGAGTCCAACGCCTCCGAAACCTCGGCCCATGAACTTGCCAAGGACTTCCTCGTCAACATGAACGAGGTCCGGGAAGGCAGACGCAAGGACCAAATCTACCCGACCTTTATTCGGACCCTTGACAACATCTGCACCGGGTTCAAGCCGTCCGAGTTCATCCTCGTAGGTGGTCGTCCTGCGATGGGCAAGACCTTGCTCGCTCTCCAAATAGCGATGAATCAAGCCATGACCGAAATCCCCGTCGTGTTCTTCACGATGGAGATGTCAGCAGACCAACTGACCCAGCGGATGCTTTCCAACCTCGGAACGATGGACGGGGCGGCATTCCTAAAGCCCGACGAGCGAATCACCACGGAGCAGTTCCTGACCTTATCGCAAAAGGCTGACCAACTCAAAGGCAAGCCTCTCTACATCGTGGACCTGCACCAAGCAAACCTCGACCGCATCGAGGGGGAGATAGCGAAACTAAAGGCCAAGTTTGGAATCGTTGGTTTTTACCTCGACTACCTGCAACTTGTAGAACCCGCCAAGATTGACAAGCCCAAGCCCAAGATTGAGCAGATGACCAATATATCTAAGCAACTTAAAGCAATCTGCAAACGGCAAAAGGTATTCGGGGTCGTGGTTTCTTCGCTCTCACGGGCAACCGAAGGCAGGGCAGACCATCGGCCCATCATGTCCGACCTTCGGGAAACGGGGCAACTGGAGTTCGATGCCGATAAAATTACCTTCGTGTACCGCCCCTACGAACACGACGATAACGCAGAGCAGGACCTCATGGAAGTCATCTTCCGAAAGAACCGGAACGGTAGCCTTGGCATCGCACAAGTTCAATGCCAACTTCCATACACCAAAGCAAACGAATATCCGCTATGACCCCCGAATACACTCTCCAAGCCGCCTGCGTCAAGTTGTTCAAACTCTTGAAGCCCCACGAAGAAGGGCGGTTGTTTCTGAACCTCAATAACCCCCGAAGCCGAACGAACGGTCATTTTCTCAAAGGCATCGGCCTGACCGCTGGGGTTGCAGACATGACCTATCTCTCCGACAAAGGGGCCATCTTCTTGGAGTTCAAGGCCGAGAAAGGCAAGCAGTCCCTCTCGCAGAAGTGGTGGCAGGGAGTGGTCCAAGAGGCAGGGTACAGGTACGAGGTCATCAGGAGCATTGAGGATTTTCAGCGAGTGGTCGCAAGTGTTGAATAGGTGTGTATATTTGTTCCATGGCCCGACTGCTACTGCTGCTCCTGCTGACCGCTTGCACCAACGACCGCCCTTGGAAGGTGATTGAGGTGCGGGATAAGGGTAACGCCTGCGAGTATGTCATATCCCGTAGCAACGGCTTCGGGCCGCAAGTCAAAACCCTGACCGATTCGTGTGGTGCGTACAAACTATTTCAAACCTTAAGCCTATGAAACCAGAAATTGAAAACCTAAAAGCACAGATGAGAGGTGTCAAGCTTGACTTCTACCAAAAAGGGTTGGCACTTGATGAATTTTACAAATTAATTGATTATGTAACTGAACTTGAAAAATTGAGCCAACCGCTTGTTAGCAGTTCGGTTTGCACTTGCAGAAATGCCGAAACGGAAAGGGATTCATTATTCCCAGTATTTTGCACGAATTGCAAGGCTTATGTGCAAACTGACCGCTAACTCGCTTATTTGTGAACCAATCGTCAGCCTCTGGTCTTACCAAACCTCCCCCAGCGTCAGCCTATAACCTTACCAACCAAACCCCAAACCCATGAAAACCATGACACCAAAAGAAAAAGCAGAAGATTTATTTACAACGTTTAGATACGCACTATCTCATAAAGATGCACCACTAGGAATGTACAAGGATAATATGGCTATTCAATGTGCTTTGATAGCAGTTGAAGAAATATTAAATAATAATTGCGGAAGCCATACAGATGGATCAAATGCAACTAACTCTGAAATCTATTGCGATGAATATTTTTGGAATGATGTCAAGTCGGAGTTGCAGTCTTTGTAATGATAAACCCCAAACCCATGAAAACCACACCAACCGATTTCCGACGCTGGCAGATTCACATCCGCAAGGAGTGCGTCAACTGCAACCGGCCCGACAAATCCGAAACCATCAAGGCTTGGTCCGTCAACTGGACCCTGCTCGGTCGAATCCTCCAAGCCAAAAACGCTTAGTCATGGAATGGGTAAAATGCTTGGACCGAATGCCAAAACGTTACGAGCCAGTCCTGATATTCACGACCGACATGAATCAAGCCTACGCATGGCTCGGCGATGGCCGATGGTACTACGAGCATCAAACTTGGTTCCTGACCGAAGTAAGTCACTGGATGCCCCTACCCCCTAACCCGTTCTAACATGGACCTAATATCACGCACCATTCTCGGCTATACCGCAGAGGTTGTCGGAGTCAGCCCGGATGACATCTTGAGCGAAGTCAAGACTCAAGAACTGGTCCTTGCTCGCAGCATTTTCGCCGACATCGCCTACTCCGAGTACCTCTACACCTACTGCCAAATTGGTCGAATCATCAAGAGGAACCACGCAACGGTCATGCACAACCTTGAAATCCTTGCCAAAAACATGAGAGCAAGGCCCGACATTAAATTTCTTCGTACACAAGTTTTGAACAGGACACGAGATTTTTTGCAACATTAGCGAGAACCCCCTCCATCTTTGCGTGAGTGAACGCAGAGAGCATCGTCCTTGACCTTTATCGCAGCGGAGAAATCCGTAAGGCTTGCCTCACGATTACGGGGGGCAATCCTCTTTGGAAGGACCTCGAACAAGAGGTCGTCCTAATTCTGCTGGAGAAGGACCCCGACAAAATCACAAAGATGCAGGTCCAAGGCTACCTGCGCTTCTACATCGTTCGTTTGATAATGAACCTGTACCGGGGCAACAACAACCAATTTGCGAAGAAGTACCGACACCACGACGAGCGGGTCGAAGTGGACCCCGAAACCCAAGAAGAAGGCAAAGACTACGACTCCCTGCTTGACGACCTTTGGGCCATTGCCCAGCAAGAGATGGACTCTTGGGCCAAGGATGGGGCCTTCCCGTACGACAAAGAACTGCTGAACCTGCTCATGCAGACGGGGAACATGAAGGCGATGAGCCGGGAAACGGGCATCCCGTACAGGTCAATAATCTACTCCATAGAACAGGCCAAGGCCAAAATCAAAACCGCAATTGAGTCCAATGGATATACTGGTCTATCCCATCCTGATTAGCGCCTTAGCGACCCTTGCGGTCGTGGAGTTCCGGGTGCTGCCGGGATGGTTCTACGCTTTGCCATTCGCCAAGCGGAAGCCGTTTTCCTGCATGACCTGCTTTGGTTTTTGGCTTGGGGTGTTGCTGACCCTGCCGACCTGCCAATGGTACTTGGCTCCTATCCTCGGCCTTGCCTCATCTGCCACCGCAATTATCATTCGGGAATGGACCTTCAAATGACCAACGACCAATTCATCGTTGCCCAAAAGCATCGCAAGTACTGGGATCAATACATCGCCTCCCTGACGATGCGACTACCACCCGATGCCGTTGGGGAACTGCAAGCCATCCTGACCGCTCACGGGCGACCCCCCACAAACTGGTGGTGTGCGGACTGCGTAAAATCGGCTCTCCAATACATTTACCTGCAAGCGGACTTGTTCCTCGAAGTGAACCAAAACACCATAACCTACCCCCTGAATGCCCCTGCCAATCCCAAACAATAACGAGTCAAGAGAAGGATTTATCGGTCGTTGTATGTCCAACAACGAGGCCAATGCGGAGTTTCCCGATACGGCTCAACGGCTTGCGGTTTGCGGCTCAACGTGGGAGAATCACAAGAGGCGGCAGTTCGAGTCATACTCCGACTACGGCCAAGAGATTCGGGCCAATGCAAAGAGGGGGATTGAACTCAACGAGCGGAACGGGAACAAGTGTGCGACGCAGACGGGCAAGGTCAGGGCGCAGCAGTTAGCCAGCGGGGAAGCCATCTCGGTCGAAACCATCAAGCGGATGCACTCCTACCTGTCAAGGGCTGAAACCTACTACGACAACGCTGACGACACCTCGGACTGCGGTTACATCTCCTACCTCCTTTGGGGTGGCAAGTCGGCTCTCTCTTGGTCAAGAAATAAACTCCGAGAACTTGGGGAACTTGAAGGCGAAGGATGACGAAGCCCAAGTGCAGGCTCGGATGGACTCGCTGATGATGGTCATAACGACCCTCTGCGACTGCATCGGAGCGGTGGACGATTCTAACTCCCCGAATGCATTTGCCGTGAAGATGAAGATAGTGGACAAGATTGACGAACTGATTGATAAAATCGAATACTGATGAGTGGATTTCAAAAAAGGAAAACTTATTATACGGGGGTTGTTTATGAGTGGAACCTACCGACGGGCAGTACCTGCCCTTTCGCTAAGGAATGCAAAGTTACTGTAAATAGACAAACAGGTAAATTTGACATAAAAAGAGGGCAGTATAAGTGCTACGCTGCAAGCGCAGAAAGGTTCCCGGGCGTTAGGGAATCAAGATGGAAAAACTTTGAAACGGCCTTAGCAGGAATTAAGCCAATAATACCAAAGAACTGTAAGGCCGTGCGTATTCATATGAGCGGGGATTTCTTCAATCAAGATTATTTTGATATGTGGTTGTCAATATGTAGGGAAAATCCAAGCGTTGAGTTTTGGGCCTACACGAAGTCCCTTAATTATTGGGTAAAAAGAATTAACGAAATACCTTCAAACTTGGTTTTAACGGCAAGTTATGGTGGAAGTTTAGACCACCTTATAGGTGAACACAAATTAAAGAACGTAAAAATATACAAGAGCCAAGAACTGGTTGAAGATAATCGGCCCGTAGATGTTAATGATGACTACGCAAGAACTCCAAATATTAATTTTGCGCTCATTGATAACAACTTAATTTCAAAACAAAAGCAAGCAAAATGAAACGAGTACCCATAGGCACAATCAAGAACAACCCGAACAACCCGAGGGTTATTAAAGACGACAAGTTCAAGAAACTCGTGCAGTCCATTAAAGACCTACCCGAAATGGCCGAGGTTCGTCCCGTTGTGGTCAATACCGATATGGTCGTGCTTGGAGGTAACATGAGGCTCAAAGCCATGCGTGAGGCTGGATGGAAGGACGTGCCGATTCATGTTGTAGACTGGGACGAGGACAAGCAAAGGCAGTTCATTATCAAAGACAACGTAAGCGGGGGAGAGTGGGATTGGGAGATGCTGGCAAACCAATGGGATGAATTAGAACTGCAGGAATGGGGACTTGACGTTTGGAAAGCCCCGGCAGAGGTTGACTACTCAATCTTGGATGAAGATGATTTAAGCGACCAAATTGACGGCATGGCATCAAACGTAATGAAGGCTATTCAAATTGAATTTGAACCCGAACATTACGAGCAGGCCTTTGAGTTGGTTAAGTTTTGGAGGCAGCAAAAACTTTACATTGGTGGCTTCTTGATGGAAAAACTTAAAGAAGAAAGGGAAAAACTGTGAGGTGTCTCGCTTTTATACCAAGCAAAGGGAGGCCCGACAACATAGCAAAAAATGTCGAACCTTTTATGCAAAGGCTTGGCATTGATTACAGGATATTTGTAGAGCCACAAGAAAAGGATATGTATAAGTTCAAGAACGTAATTGCCCTTGAACAAAACAACCAAGGGTTAGGATACTCAACCAAGTTTGCGAAAAAATATGCAGAAGAGAACGGGTATGACTTGGTTTTTAGGATTGACGATGACGTAAAAGGAATTGGGAAAATAGAGAAAGACTTAGACAAGATTGTTAAATCTTTTGGCATTCCAAAGGTAGGAGCCGTTGTTTTTCCTTATGACTTTGAATGGTACGCAAAGTCCGAAAAACTATTCTCAAAAAAGAACAAACGCTGCCAAACTTGCTATATAATTAGGACGAACCTTTTTAGGCCGGAATGCAGCATAAGCACTTTTGACGATTTTTACCAATATTTACTGCTCCGAAATGACGGCTATGACACGCTTTTTTGTTCAAGGCATCTTATTGAGTGCGCCCCGGTAGGCAAAGGTAAAGGCGGTCTACAAGCGTTTGACCGTTCGGAAATGGCACTAAGGGAAATAAACATCTTTAAAAGCATCGACCCGACCATTGATGTTGTTTCAAAGCCCGATAAACCTTGGAAGTTTGAACCAAAATTCACAGACCGCAAATATAAAAGCAGCAAAATATGAAAAGGATTGACCTTATTCAAGTTCAGCACTCTATAAAGATTGGAGACGATTGCCCGTATATTGAGCCAAATGTAACTGAGGACTGCGTTCTTTATTCCGAAGGAGAGGCAATAGGCTTTTACTTGACAAAGATGCCCGAGAAAATGTGCAAACTTGCCGACTTGGCAAACCACGAATTACAATCAAAAAGGGTGCCAAAGCAAGGAACCAAAAGGTCCGAAAGCGCAGGTGGTATAGTTCAGGAGTCTTGCATTATTGGGAGCGTTCCACCCAAACCACACATGAAAAGACCCTACGCAAGTATAAGCAGCGTCCATCAAGTAGAGTCGGCCAAAACCTTTATTAAGGCCATGCTTCTTTTAGCCAGCGAAAGCGAGGGATTAATAAAGCAAATCCTGCCACATCAATATGAAAGGCAGTTGGAGTTATTTCAAGGAGTGCCAAAAAAATGGAGATTTGCAAATCTTTTTACAAGTTCTATTTCAAACTTTAATATATCGGCTCAATTTCATAGGGATGGAGGCAACATAGTTGGGGCCGTGAATGTGATAATCTGCAAGAAGCACAACTCCAAAGGAGGCGACCTGCATATTCCTGACTACGGAGCAACCGTCGGCCAGCAGGATAACTCGATTTTAGTGTACCCGGCTTGGAGGAATGTTCACGGGGTTACGCCTATCATTCCAACCCATGAGGGAGGCTATCGGAATAGCCTTGTTTTTTACCCTTTAAAAGCCTTTGTAGGACTTCAATAACTTCGGAGGAACATCGGTGCCAACCCAAGAAAAACAACCGCATGGTGGCTCTCTAACGAGGCCAAATAAGGGGGAGACAATGAACCCTAACGGTCGCCCCAAGAACCTTGAGAATTTGTTGCACGACCACTTCCTTGCTGAGCATAATCTTCGGCTCACGAAAGGGCAGGCACAGGCCATGATTCAAGTCATTCTCGGTAAAACCAAAAACGAATTGATTGAGATGGCAAACAATAACGACCTTCCTTTTTGGGTTGCATTAATTGCCAAGAAGGCAAATCGAGATTGGGAGAAGGGCAGCATCCATATTCTTGACGTTTTGTTTGACCGGGTTTACGGAAAACCAAAAGAAGAGGTTGTTCAAGTAATCCACGAAAGGCCTATTTTTACAGGCATCAATCTCGATGTTCAAGGAAACGAAAGCACAGGCGAAGATAGCCAACCTTAACAAAAGGGTCAGGGTTATTCAAGGAGGCACGTCTTCATCCAAGACTTTCAGCATTATCCCTTTGCTGATAACCTACGCGATTGATAATCCAAACTCCGAGATAAGCATCGTTTCCGAAAGCATCCCTCATCTTCGAAGAGGTGCGATGCGTGATTTCATTAAAATAATGGAATGGACTTCAAATTACAACCCGGACAACTGGAACAAAAGCAGTTTTACTTATCTTTTTAATAGCGGTTCATTTATTGAGTTTTTTAGCGTTACCGAAGAATCAAAACTTCGAGGCGCAAGGCGTGATATTCTTTTTGTGAACGAGGCAAACAATGTGCCTTGGGAGGCCTTTCATCAACTATCAATTCGCACCAAAAAGTTCATTTACATTGACTATAACCCAACTGCGGAGTTTTGGGCGCATACTGAATTGGTTGGAAAAAATGATACCGATTTTGTTATTTTAACCTACAAGGACAATGATGCCCTTGACCCTGCCATCATCCGAGAGATTGAGAAAGCCAAGACCAAAGCCGAAACGTCAGCCTATTGGGCGAACTGGTGGAAGGTCTATGGCCTTGGTCAAGTCGGGACGCTTCAGGGTGCGATATACGAGGACTTCGAGGTGGTGGAGGGTATCGATGTCAGCCGTGCGAAATTCGTCGCCTTAGGGCTTGACTGGGGCTTTAGCAACGACCCAACGGCCTTGGTCGCTATCTACCGCCAAGGGGACTGCCTACTCATTCAGGAACTGCTCTACTCCACGGGCCTGACCAACCAAGACATCGCAGACAAGTTGCGGTCGCTCGGCATTACAAGGGCTTGGGAGATAGTGGCGGACTCGGCAGAACCGAAGAGCATCGAGGAAATCTACCGACTTGGATTCAATATCAAGCCAGCGGAGAAAGGCCCCGATTCGGTCAGGAACGGGATAGACATCTTGAAACGCTTTAAATTGCAGGTAACCAAGGACTCGACCAACCTCATCAAGGAATTGCGGTCCTACACTTGGGCTACGGATAAGGAGGGCAAGAACACGGGGGTTCCAATTGACTCCTTCAACCACGCCTGCGATGCGATGCGGTATGTGGCACTCAACAAGTTAAGAGTAAGCAACTCAGGGAAGTACGTTGTTGTTTAACTTTGAGGCATGAACACCGAACGCATCATCGACCTGCTAATCGAAATCGGCAAGACGATTGCAGCCGTTTTCTTCATCCTCACTTTACTGACCCTCCTTTGGACCCTATGAAAGTCATTCATTATTACCACATTTACTGCGGAGGGAATTGGCAGTTAATCCTCAACCAGCACATGATGGCGGTCTGCAACTATGGCCTCATCAATGTCTTGGACGAAATCCGTGTGGGCATCGTCGGTCCACCCGAACAACGCAAGGCGGTCAAGGAGGTGCTGGAAGGCTCGATGGTGGCTGATAAGGTCAAGGTCGTTGTTACCCGAACCAACGCTTGGGAGCAGGCGACGCTTACCGAGATGTACCGGGCAAGTCAGGAAGAGGAAGCCGTGTACCTGTACGCCCACACCAAGGCGGTGAGCGACCCATCCCTTGTCAAGCAACTTTGGGGCAGGTCCATGCTATTTTTCAACGTGGTCGCTTGGGAGCGGTCCATGCAAATGCTGGAGCAGGTCGATGCCGTAGGATGTCATTGGATTACCAAGGAGCAGTTCCCACACATGGCCGATGCCAACAACCCCGACGGCTATCCCTACTTTGCCGGCAACTTTTGGTGGGCCAAGTCGAGCCACATCAAGGAACTGGGCGAACCGGTACGGGAACAACGATACCAAGCGGAGCATTGGATTGGCAAGAAACCCGACACCAAGGTCTTTGACACCAACCCCGGCTGGCCTTCGCCTGAAAAATTCGTTGTAACTTTTTGAGCATGAAACTACTCGCAAACATCGCCTACCACCACAACCCCGAAAGGATACCAAACCTCATCCGGGTAATCGAGGCTATCAAGTCCTACCCGGTGCAGGCGGACATATTCGTGGACACCAACGACCCCGAAGTCGTGGGGCTGCTTGCGGACCAACCCGTAACGGTTCACGCTCACACGCAACTCTCGCACCCTTGGATGCTGACTGCAGTACACCGCACACGAATCAAGGAAACCTACAAGTACTTTGACTGGGTGGCCTACTTTGAGGACGACATGATGCTGCCCAAGGAAGGCTTTGTCAACTTCACGGAACGGTTCGATTCGATGTTTGCCGATGGCTTGTACCCATCCTTCACCCGCATTGAAACCTACGACGACAAGGAAGGCGAATGCACTCCTGACGTGAACGAGGTTCTGCCCAGTTCGGTGTGGTGTCAGTACAACGGCAAGGACTATGTGAGCCTGCCGTTCTTCATCAACTACCACGCTTTTTGGATGTTCAGCACCAAGAGGCTCAAGGAGGTGTTGACCCGTAATCCGGGCGAACTTGACCATATCCCGAACAATGGCCTTTACAGGGAGAGCCTTGCCTCCTTCCCGATTTGGTCATTGAATCTAAAACCGATGCTGGAATTTACGGAGCAGGGCGAACTTGCGGACCATTGCAAGGTCTTTCACTTGACCAACAACTACAAGCACGGAAGCACCAACATTAAAACCCTCTTCAAGCGATGAAACAACTCGACGCTCTACGCAACACCCCACGGATGTACTTCCTGCCCATCGACTACCATTCGGGCAACAACCGGGTAGACGGCCTCATTGACCTTTGCCAAAAGTACCTCAAGCCCACGGACAAGTGCGTGGAGGTCGGTTCCTTTTCGGGGGTGAGCAGTCAGGTCATTGCTCTGCATTGCGGAGAACTGCATTGCGTTGATACTTGGGACTTCGGTGGCACGATGCCAGCCGAGCAGATGTTCGACCTGATGCACCTAAACTACCCCAACATCGCTAAGGTCAAGATGACCAGCATCGAAGCATCCAAGCAATATGCCGATGGCTCCCTTGATTTTGTGTACGTTGACGCTGACCATTCCTACGCCTCGGTCGTTGCAGACATCAACGCTTGGAAACCCAAGGTCAAGCAGGGCGGTTACATTGCAGGACACGACTCGTATATGCCCGAAGTCTTGAAGGCGGTTATGGACTGCCTCGGTGAACCCTTGCAATACTTCACCGACACCTCTTGGATTGTCAAGTTATGAAACTCCAAGACCTCACCATCGACCAGTTCCAACGCATCGGGGCCATTGAGTTCAGCAGCGTGCTGGGAGATTACGACAAGCGTGCAGGAGTCGTCGCAATCGTTGAGGGGGTGGATATATCACTTGTCCGAGAAATGTCCGCCAAGAGCGTCCTAAAACGTTACAAGGCCATTATCAGCGAGTGGAACGCATTGCCTGCATTGGGGTACAAGCGAAAGTTCAAAGCCGGGGGCAAGTGGTGGATACCAACGGTCTTCACGGATGAACTCACGGCCGGGCAGTTGATTGAATTAATGGACGCAAACACGACGGACGAGAAGCAACTCCTGCAGAACCTCCACCGAATCATGGCAACCTTGTGCAGGGAAGGCGGTCTATTCGGATTCTTCCCGAAAAAGTACGACGGGGCTGCCCATGCAGAACGGGCCGAACTGATGAAGAAACACGCCAAGGTGGGCGACGTTTGGGGGGTTGTCAGTTTTTTTTTGCTAAGTTCCGAACCCTACTTGAAAGTTTTGAGCGACTATTCCAAGCACCTGATGACGAAGGCCGAGGGGCTGACGTAAGCCCTTTGGCCGGCTACGGTTGGCTCATGGTCGTTTGGAGGATGGCTAACAAGGACGTTCTCAAATTCGATGCCATCTTCGCAATGAAGGCGGTGGAGTTCCTGAACTATGCGCTCTTGATTCACGATATTTTGGAAGCGGAGAGGATGGAGGCGGAGCGGGCAAGAAGAAAGTAGTATATTTGCATCAGTCAGGTGGTGGAATTGGTTAGACCGTCCCCTCCCTTAAGTGTAAGGGGGAGACCGAAAGGTATACAGGTTCGAATCCTGTCCTGACTACGAGGTGGGTTGGAGGTGACTTCCCGCAAAGCCTAAGTATGGAACCTTCATTTATAGTCAGGTGGCGCAACGGTTAGCGCAAGATGCTTATACCATCGAGGTTACAGGTTCGATTCCTGTCTTGACTACACATTCCAGCACGGGGGACATTTACCCACATGGAAACAACCATCCTCGCCAATGGCAAGCCCGTAGGCAAGTTCGGCAGCGGTTCGATGAAGGGCATCGACGAAACCGCTTTGGAGGGGATTGGTTCAGTCGTCGGCCCCAAAGGTGGAGGCAAGTCTCCAACCCACGATGTGCTGGTCAAGTGGATTGAACGGGTCATTGAACTTGCGAAGAAGAACCTCGAAGCAGCCAACGCAAATGCAGGGGGAACGCTATCGGCATCCATCGCACCCGAAGACATCGAACTATCCGCAAAGCAAATCGTGGTGGCTATCATGGCGAACCCCTATTGGAAGTACGTGGACCAAGGGGTGCGAGGCAAGTCCTCAAGCGCAAAGGCTCCGAGGTCGCCATTCCAATACAAGGACAAAATTCCACCACCCCAAGCCATTGCCGACTGGATTGCAAATAAGGGCATTCCTGTCGTTCCGACTTATTCACGCAAACTCAAGCGAATGCGGACAAAGCAGGAGCAAGGATTGGTCGATGGCAGGTCTATTGCCTTTGGCATTCGTGAGCGAGGCACAAGGGCCACGAACTTCATGTCTAACGCCCTATCCCCCGAAATGATAGACGTTTTGGTGAACACAATCGCTGAAACCCTTGGCAAATCCATAAGCGTAGCAACCAAACTATAAAATGGCAGTAACAGTCCTTTCAGGGTCGCCTCTCGTAGCAACCCCCGTGTATAACAAGATGCTTTTCAAGGTCAGCGGTTCGCTGATTGCTCAACCGAACTACCGCTACGTCTGCGATGTCAAGAACCCAGCAGGGACGACCCTTGCACGGCTCAAGTGCGACAAACTGCCCAGCACCAACTTCGGCTTCTTTGACGTTGCCAAGGTTGTGGAAACGCTGATTGCACCCACCAAGCCATCGCTGACCCAAACGGGCTTCGTGGACCATGCCGGGTATTATTCGGGGTACAGGCTCGACTTCATGGAGGAATACGGCAACACCCCAGCCGTGCAAACAGGGACCGTTACCACCGTCAGCGGGGTCATGGCATTTGCGGGGAACTTGGAGCAGTTGGAGTTTCAAGATTGGAACCTTAATCCTTACTTCCGAATCAATCAAACATTCAACTTAGTTAAGCCACTGACAACACCATCGGCCTTCACCGTGTACCGTGGAGGCAAGGCTTGGCTCGCTATCAATGCCACGAAATTCAGTACCGTGTCCCTGAATGACACATGGCTCGTTTCGGGCCGTGTCGCATATAAGGGAGTTGATTACGACATAGCCGTAAACCCAAGCCTTTCAGGTACAACGGATTTCAATATCCAACGCTTCGGGTGCGGACCTGCACAACTATCGGGAACCATCGCAGCACTAAGCGGAGCCGTTGAGGGGGATTCGTACACGGTTAGATTCTTTGCATCAACCGGCAACGCATCAACAATAACCACCTTCACCTTCGGACCCTGCGAGCGATTCAACTCCATCCCAGTTCACTTCCAAAACAAGTACGGAGGCATTGACTCCTACACCTTTACACTCAAGAACCGCAAGAGGGCCAACATTACCCGGCAGACCTTCGGCTATAACTCGGATGTTTATGCGACCACGACCTACGACAAGGTGTGGGCAGGTGAGTTCGATTACGTTTACGCACTCAACTCGGACTGGCTGACCGATGCAGAATCCGCTTGGCTGATTGAGATGGTTCGCTCCGGTCAGGTATGGCTTGAATTGGATGGGCAACTCGTTGAAGCAATTGTGAACGCTAATACTTACCAATTCACGACTCGCAGGAACGACCGCCTTACGCAGTTGCAGGTCGAGGTTGCAGTTGCTTACAAGAACAACATCCTATGAGCGTTACGCTGATTGCCTACCCGACCGCTGACTACACCACCGACTTGCAGGCTTGGAATGCGTTCAACGACCGAGCCGATGCCGATGGTGCTACGAGCAGAGAGGACGCTTGCTACGGCTGCCTGTTCTCAACCTTTGCGACCCTTTACGACCAACCCGAACTCGCTTATGTCCTTGACACCATGGGGGAAATCGACATCGCCCTGACCTATTCCATATCCGACATTGAGGACGTAACCAAGCAGCGAGGCAGTTTCAGCAAGACGATTCAGTTACCCAATACGCCCACCAACAGGGAGTGCTTTGGCTACGCTTACAACATTCAGTCCTTCGTGGGTGGATTCCAACCCAACAAGCGCATTCGTGCAGCGATGTGGGAGGATGGGGTGCAGATATTCAGCGGAGTGTTGCAACTCCTGTCCATGGCTAAAATTAAGGGACAGGTAACCTACGAAGTCGGTCTATTCACGGATAACGTGAGCCTGTTCAAAGCCATTGAGGGCAATATGCTCGTCAACACGGCAGGCGTTACAGGGATGAACCACGTCCCTAATTCGGGCCACGTTTCAGGGACTTGGACGGCAAGCGGTACGGCTTCGAGCGGTTACGTTTACGGCTTGGTGGATTCAGCAGGGTTCAACGACGTGCAGTCCTTAGGGAACTTTGACGTTCCTTGGTGGAGGCTCGGTCCTTCCATCTACGTCAAGAAATTAGTGGACCTCATCTTTACCGAGGCAGGATTCCGCTATTCATCCAACTTCTTCAACTCTGCGACCTTCGGCAAACTGGTCATCCCGTATGCAAACGGCTTGATGGCGACCAACCTGTCGGGGTCCAATATCTTCGCCCAAGCAACGGGTTCGGTCAGCGCATCACTCGCAGGGCCAGCCATCAACTTTGAGTTCAGCAGGGACAACGTATCGCCCTTTTACGACAATAGCGGTTATTGGGTCGCATCATCCAGCACCTTCGTTGCTCCAGCCGTTCCGACTCGTTGGAACATCAACCTGTCCTACGTGGTCAGCGGTGTAACCTTCGGGCTTGATGGCGTTGCAGGAGGGGACTTTACGGTATTTAACACGGCCACAAGTTCAACGCTTGCCTTAGTTGGAACGGTTGACCTTACCCGGTCAAGTTATCCGCTATCGGGGAATGTTTACTTTGAAAACGTAACCATCCCTGCAAATGCGGTCGTCAAGTTTAGGTACGATGAAGTGGAGGGGGCCACGTCCATAACGTTCAAATCAGGAGGCACGTTGCAGATGATTTGCCTTGAAAACCCTCAAAGCATCGGGACGCTTGACATAAGGACCGCCCTGCCGGCTGACGTGAAGCAGAGCGACCTGTTGGAGGACTTGCAGAAGATGTTTAACCTCCAGTTCATGCCGGACCCACAAGACCCGAAGTTGCTATACATCGAGCCTTGGGTGGATTTCTACTCCAGCGGTTCGGTTGACTGGTCGCAGAAGGCAGACGAGAATCAGGAGCAGGTCCTGACCAATGGCGACCCGAACGCCTATACCAACGTCATCTTCAAGTACAAGGACATGGGCGACTATCTGTCCAAAACGTACAAGCAGTCCTATCCGCTTGCACGGGAAGGGTACGGAGGCCGAATCTTCAACACGGGCAACTTTTACGGCAAAGGCGACAAGATTGTAGAAACCATTGCTGGAACGCTTATCCCTGCATCGTTCACGACCGACAAAATCGTGGGCAGGACTTGGGACTTGGAGGGAACCTTCACGAGTGGAAGCATCAAGGCCCTGCAAACAGGTTACCGCTTGGCTCAATACAACCTCATCACGCCACCGACCGAATGGCGTTATCAGTACGGGGTAACAGGCACGACTGGCATTCCTTTGGCCGTTCCTCAAACACGGCTGCCATTCATTAGCCACATTGACAACCCCTATGCCCCAACGATGGACTTGGCCTTTGGTCAGCCTCGGACGGTCTTCTACAACGCAGTCAACGCATCGGGCAGTTTTATCAACTACACAAACAACAACCTTTACAACAAGTATTGGCTCAATTACATCAACGAAACCGTGTCAAGCGAGGCGTTGCAGTTGGAATTGACGATGATGATTAACGCAGCAGATGTTTATCAACTTGACTTCCGCAAGCCGATTTACTATGGAGGCATCCGCTGGCGATTGCTTGAAGTGCGAGATTACTTGGTTGGGCAGCAGAAGCCTTGTCGGGTAACGCTCCGAAGGATTCTAAACCTCGCTGAATTTGCACCGACATCAACGACACCGATAGCGAATGACCCATCCGCAAGGTACAATGGACCTATCGACCCCGACCCCGTTGACCCCGGCTACGAACCACCCATCAACCCTGAATTACCAACCCCCGGATAATGGCAGACGTAAACAAAGAAATTGCAATCAAGGTAACCGCTACTGATGCGAGCGGTCCAGCACTTCAATCACTTGAGGATAAACTGAATGCTGCGAAGAAGCGGATGATTGAACTTGCCGTTGCCGGCAAGCAAAACACCGAGGAGTTCATAAGGCTTCAGCAAGAGGCAGGAGAGTTCAAGCGAACCATTGAAGGCGTTGAGCAGTCCGTTGATTCGGTCGCAAAGTCAGGAACGCAAGGGATGCAGTTGTTCTCGGAGGCTTTGACCGCAGTAACCGCAGGGTTCACGATTGCGACGAGTATGTCTGCCTTGTATGGCGAAGAGAATGAGGACCTTCAAAAAACAATGATGAAGGTTCAAGCGTCTATGGCTTTGCTTCAAAGCATACAGGCCTTGCTTGCCATTACGACTAAGACGAGTGCCGTAGCAACTACCGCTAACAGGATTGCCTTGGCCCTTTACGACAAGACTGTCAAAGGGACGACCATAAGCCTCAAAGGTTTCAAGGCCGCACTTGCTGCAACAGGCATCGGGCTGATTGCCGTTGCTGCGGGACTTGCCTACACCAACTGGGAAAAGTTGCGAGAATTGCTCGGATTACCACCGAACAACACAAAGGCTATTGCTGCCTTGGAGCGAGAAATTGCTTTGATGGAGGCAAATGGGGCCATGATTGAATCCATTGAGGCCAAGAAGGTTGAGTTAATCAAACTGCAAGCCCAAGAGATGAAGGGGCAAGAAAAGTTGAACAAACTCAACGAGATTGGCATCATAACCGCTCAAGCACAAGTAAGGGCGAAGCAAGCACAAATTGCAACCCAAGAAAAAGCCATTGCTACATCTGAGCGTGAACTTGAGGTGCTGCAATCCCAATACGTTAAAGGTGAAGAAAATGCAACGGCACAAATCGAACTCGCTCAAAAGATTTATGCTGAAAATGAAAGGCTATACCAACAAAGGAGATTGCTCGCACAAAGCCAGCAAGAACTCGACCAACTTGAGATAGACGAGAAGAACCGAAAGGCTGAGATTTTATCAAACTTGGACTCGCAGTTGCAGGAAGATGCGAGGAAAGACTATGATGTCAGGAATCAATTAGCGGAAGAACAGTTTAGAGATGAGATAGATAAAGCAAAAACCAAGGGAATCTTACTTGAATCCCAACTTGAAGAAGAGCGAGTTCAAAGGTTGGCAGCAGCCAAGTTAGCCCTCGGAGATACCGAAGCGTACCTCACGATGGAGAAGGACATCAATGCAAGGTTTGATGCAGCAAAGGTCAATCAAAAGCAACTGACCGAAGAAGAGATATCAAGGATTGAACGTGAACGCAGGCAACAGGACTTGCAGATGGCCTCAAATGCCATTGGTGCGCTTGGCGATTTACTGACCGCTGGCTTGGGCCAATCCGAGAAAGACCAAAGAAAAGCCTTTGAGATAAACAAGAAGGCCAGCATAGGTCAAGCCCTTATCAATACCTTCATGGCCGTAACCGCTGCCCTGACTGCTGGAGGGAACCCGATTAAACTTGCAACGGGCCGTCAGTTTGTTGACGCAGGTATCGCTCTTGCAGCAGGGTTAGCACAGGTTGCGAAAATCAGCAAGACGCAGTTCCAAGGGAGTTCAGCAAGCGGAGGCGGTGGTGCGTTGACTGCCGGGGGCGGTGGAGGTGGAGAGGCTGCTCCTGCATCAATCTTTGCCAACCCTCAAACAACTATGCTTGGAACCGATGGTGCTGCAATGGGCCAAGGCCAAGGTTCATCACCGATGCGAGCCTATGTGGTCGAGAGGGACATCACCCAAAGCACTCGGAGGGTTCGGAGGTTGGAGGAATTTGCAACTTTGGGGGCATAGGACATTTACCACTATGGAACTGCCAATATACCGAATGACCGTTGACGAGGTCGATGAAGGGGTTCAATTCGTGGCCCTTACCGATATGCCAGCGATTGAACGGCCATTCCAAGCCTTCGCAAAGACACCACAAAAGTTCACCGAAACAGGCGAACGCAGGGTCCTGACTGGCCCTCTCATGCTTGCAGACACTCCCATCTTTCGAAAGGACGAAACTTATGGCGAGTACTACGTCGTCTTTGACAAAGCAACCATCCGCAAGATAGTCCAAAAGTATTTCAAGCAGGGAAATCAGCACAACGTCAATGCTTACCACAATGCCGAACTGGATGGCGTGTTCATGTTCGAGTCCTACATCACCGACTCCGAGCGAGGTATCATGCCACCCAAGGGCTACGAGGACACCCCCGATGGCTCTTGGTTCGGGTCCTTCAAGGTCGAGAACGACGAGGTGTGGGAGAACCGCAACCTGTTCCGGGGTTTCTCCGTTGAGGGCCTCTTCGGGATGGACAAGACCGAATCCGAACTGGAGGTCGCACTCGCTGGCTTGGCCGATGAACTTACCGCTTTTTTGCAACAATTAACCCCCACCTACAAATCCCACTAACTATGAATCTCAAAAACGCAATCGAATCCCTGCG